CAAATCAACTTTATCAAGATTGAAATTTTTTAATAACCGATGAATGTGTAATTCATCAGACAGGAATTCTTGTTTGCATTCATCAAGCGATAATTTATATTTTTTGATGAACTCATCGAAGACTGGGTTGTCGGGTTTCTCTCTTTCTCTTTTTTGTTTTGTTTTGTTTAGTTTATTGTTGTTATCAGACAACGTATCAGACAACGTATCAGACAACGTATCAGACAACGTATCAGACAACGTATCAGACAACGTATCAATATTTGACACGTTCTTTAGTGGGTTGAAAGAATATACAGTTAGTGAACTGATCGCCCGTCCCCCTTTTGAGTTTCCGGCTTTAAAATCTATAAGGCCTCTTTGCTTTAAATTATTTTTAGCTGTTCTAACAGTATTTACAGACATATCGAATGTGAGTGCAATATGTCTATCTGAATGTTTAAAAGTATCCTTCCATCCAAGCTTATTACAAGTATGCAATAGGTAAAAATAGATGCTTGTTGCGCTTACTCCGATAGGATGTTCATTATTACATTGCCAAAATCTGTTGATCAATTCTATATAATTCATGCTATAAAACCTTAATATATTCAGTGTTGATAGTTCTACCTACCATTATCTTTCTCTCTTTTACTAGCTCCTTTAATTCAGCTATAAGTATTGATTTTTCAAGCCCTGAGACTTTACTAAATATCTCTACAACTGTTGCAAAGTGAGGCTCTATTTTGCGGCTTATCTTGTCCGCTTCTATCTGATTGATTATATCTATTGCCATCATACCGATTCTTTTATTAGGATTTTAGCATACCAAAGAATACTTTTCATCTGATCAAGGGATAGGCTGTTACAAAGAGTTGTAGCTATATCTACCTTTTCAAGATCATCTCTGTTGAGTTGTTCCTTTTCAGCATTGCGCTGCTTCTTGAGTTGTTGTCTTTCGAGTTCTAGTGTCATTGCTTGAAGTATTTAGTTTCTGATCCACAACAGCTTTTTGATTTCTTTCCTGATCCGCACTTACACGGAGCATTTCTACCGATTGACTTTGCTCGCAATGGCTTACCATTACCTTTGATGATACCTACAACATGACTGACTGATTTTGTATCTGACTTCAAATGATATGATTTTCTCATGATATCTCTTTTACTTTTCGTTTATACTCTTTGATTAATAACTCTAATTCAAATGCCCCCATTGTCGAGGTTCCGTGTTTTTTTACTTCCAGGAGATCAGTTTCTTTCTCTCCGATCTTAGCGAGTAACCCTCTGCGATAGCCTTGCATATTTCCCTCATCGAAACGATTGCATGAGCGACATTGAGCATTGCAGTTTTTTTCGTCGTATCGGGTTGTCATGTGCTTTCGATTGATATAATGACCGCAATCTGAATCTTTGTAAGTGACTACCTTTCCACAAGAGATACACCGACCGAAACCTCCTTGCGTATCTCTAAGCCTAATAAACTGGGAGAATACTTTGTCGAGTGAAGCAACTAAGCTGCTTTTTGTTTTTTTCTTCTTAGTTGTTATCATTTTTCTGCTCGGTGATTGTTATGCTATCGTTTTCATCTCTTTTATAGCAATCAGGACAAAGGTGTTTTCCATCATGTTCTATCCAATCGTGATCCATTGCCTCATCTAGGACATAAGATTCATCATTCCAACATGAATATTCAGAGTCTTGTCCTCTTGTTGTTTTGCAATTGTCGCACCCTACTGTGTACATTTCTACTTTTACTATCATAATGATTTTTCAAATAAGTTTGCAATTAAATCTACTGTTGATTCTTCTACCTGTTCAGTGCTTCCGGTGATTGTTGAAGCCATATCCTTTTTGGTTTGAATAATCTTATAAATCTTTTCATCAATGGTATTTCTACCAAGGAAGTAATAAGCCGTTACACTGTCTAATTGACCGATTCGATGTGCTCTATCCTCACACTGCTCACAGTCTGCAAATGTCCAAGGGAACTCCACGAAAGCAACATTACTCGAAGCTGTTAGGGTAAGTCCTACCCCTGCTGCCTTAATAGAGCAGATGATCAAAGTACAAGTAGGATCGCTTTGGAATCTGTCAACTGCTGATTGTCTTTGCTCTTTCGAGTCAAGGCCTGTGACTGCTACTGCTTTCGGGAAATGTTTTCTTAGCTCATTACCCACTTCATGTAGGTTGACAAATAAGATCACTTTCTCATCTTGCTCTAGCATATCATTCACAAACTCTACAACCTCTTTTACTTTTCCCCTAGCTGATATTTGTCTTAGCACATTGATACGGACCATCACTTCTCCTTTCATTGACTTCTGTATCTTTTCGTCTGAAGCTTGCTTGTAGTCTTTGAGATACCTTACAAGATCCGCCTCGGCATCTATGTACTCCTTTCGGTTGTTGATTTCGCAAATTACCGTTTGTCGAACCTTTGCCGGCAAGTCTTTTAGTACATCGTGCTTTTCTCTTTGAAAGAAGCAAACTTTGTTGAGTCTGTAATTAAGCTCTCTTAAGTTACTCGCTCCACTAGTCCCGGCGCAATAGCGTTGAACAAATCCGTTGTAGCCTCCAAAGTCCGGCAAGCGCCCCATAATGTGAAGCTGACTAACTAAGTCCTTTGGGTTGTTTATCACCGGTGTTCCGGATAGAAGAATGACATATTCTTTTCCCTGTGATATTCCCATGCAGAATTTTGAACTTTGAGCAGATCCGTTTTTCACTCTGTGGCTTTCATCAATGATTATTGATTTGAACATTGATATCTCCGGCTTGAATTGAATATGCTTCAATGTCAATCTTTGACCCTCTGTATTCGTCATCCGGTGAACGAAGAATTTTTTCAAGCTCTCAAAATTCGTAATGAAAGTATCTGAAAGTCCGGCATTGTGAAACTGTGGAAATGTTCTCTTATTTGAGTCCTCAAGAATCAACGATCTATCTTTACCGGTTACCTTTTTAAATTCGCGCTTCCAGTTCTCTTTTAGAGTAGAGGGGCAAATCACTAAGCAAGGGTAAGCGTTAGCGGTGTGAACCGTTGCGATAGCTTGCATTGTCTTTCCTAGTCCTGGCTTATCTCCGTTGAGAAAGCGTTTTAATTCAAGTCCCTTTGCAATCCCTTGTTTTTGGTAAGGGTATGGGTTAAACCCATCTGCAAGGTTAAGCTCATTTTCAAGTTCCGGCATCGGTGGTAAATCATAAGCGACATCTTCACTTGTCACTACCGTTCGTCCAAACTTGAAACCATATTTAGCGGCGAACTCTGTCACGCTGCTTTCATACTCTATCGGTACCAACCAACATCTGTTGAGGCCATCCCAGTGTTTGCCTGGGAGTAGTTTAACGGCCTCAACAAGATTTGGTCTGTAATTAAAAGTTATGATAAAATACTTATCTGACTTTTGTATATTCATTACAGTAGTTTGATTTGTTCATCGATCTTTTCTTTTCTCTTTAGATAAGTCTCTTCGTGCTTGAGTTCGATCTTGAGCGAATCATCATTGTAAGCTTCCTTACAGATAGACTTCAATACTTCTTGAGTTCCTTTTTCATAAGTAACTCCACCATCTGTAGCATTTCGTTTAATGAAAGCCCTGATGATTTGTGCTTGAGCCGGTGTTGCCAATAATGCTTTTATATTCTCAAGAGCAGTAAGATCCTCATTGAAAGAATTTTCTACATCTCTCTTGAATCCATAGTCGGTATTTTTCAACATGAAAGCATACATGGCTACTCGTTCAGTGTCAGTGATTGGATAGTTGAACTCTGTGTAATGGCTTTTTATCAAAAGAGTTCTAAGATCCTCTACAGTCTTTTCGTTCTTGATCTCGGCGTTACGAGTATCTTTTTTCTGAAGCTCTGTAAGTTGAACTTGTTCTGCAGATAGAGTGACTTTGTCGGATGACTCTCCTTTTTGTCCGTATGGAATTACAAGTTTTATTTCGTAACTATTCCAGAATCCCATTATAAGAGCTTTCTTATATCCGCTTTCAATTCGAGAATTATCTCTTTCTACGTCTTCCCGATAGTCCGTCATTGTTTCTTCCCACTCCTCATCACTATCATCCTCATCCCTTTCTGGCATTTCCGCAAAATGCTCAAAGTCGTACATATTTTTTTCGTAGAGTACATATCCCATTTCTTCCAACTTGTCAAAAACAGGGCTATTCCCATGTTTCAATAATAGACATCCAAGCGCTGATGCTTCTATGGCCTGATTTACATATCCATCGATTGACTTACTAGTGAAGCAAGAAATATTCGTACACCTATTTTCGTCATACTCCTGGAACAATGAACTAGATCCACA